AGGTGTAATAGGAGTTGGTGGTTTATTACTAGCTAAGATCCCGGAAGAGATCGTGCAAGAGCGTATAGATTATTTTGCGCAAAAAACGCAAGATAGAGACGACGCAATAGCAAACGATTTATTAAAGGAACAACACCCTAGTATGCCAATCTCTAAACCAGATAGGCAATCTCGTGTAACCTTCGGTGGCAACCGAAAGACCTAATTTTCTAGCTCTTTTGTCCATCGAATAAAAAAATTAACCCTTTAAAAAAAGGATAAACGATGGCTAACCAAGACGCGGCTTTCGGGTTTAGACCCGTCAAGCATCTTAGTGGTGGCGAAATCCGTAATAATACGTACAGAATTACAACCAACTATGACACTGCACTTTACCAAGGTCAAATGGTAACGCGCGTGACTGCGGGTACTATAGAAACTGTGGCAGCTAATGCTATTTTTCTAGGTATCTTTAATGGTTGTCAATATACGGATCCAACTACAGGTAAACCAACTTGGGCAAAATACTATCCAGCAGACGTAAATGCTTCGGATATTGAAGCCTATGTTTTCGATGATCCATTCACTGTCTTTGAAGGACAGCATGATGGAACAGGAACTGAAGCAATGAATTTCGGTGGATTTGATTTAGCAGGAGTAAGTGGAAGCACTAAAACTGGTAGATCAACACAGGAAATTGGTACTTCTACTCTTGCTACAACAGGTACATGGAAGCAAATTGGAATATCTAAGGATCCTTCAAACAGTGATACAAGTACAGCAAATGTTAATGCATATGTTGTGCCTTCACAAGACTTGCATTTCTACTTGCAAGCTGCAACATTAGCGTAGGGAGACTTAAATGGCTATATCTAGATCACAACTGGTCAAAGAACTCGAGCCCGGCCTCAACGCGCTGTTTGGTTTGGAGTACGACCGCTACGACAATCAGCACACAGAAATTTTCGACACTGAAAATTCTGATCGTGCTTTCGAAGAAGAAGTAATGCTATCCGGTTTCGGAACAGCGTCAGTAAAACCAGAAGGAACATCAGTTAGTTTTGACGATGCGACTGAAGCTTTTACTGCTCGCTATACTCACGAAACTATAGCACTTGCTTTTGCAATTACTGAGGAAGCAGTAGAGGACAACCTTTACGACAAAATCAGTTCTCGTTATACCAAAGCACTAGCACGTTCTATGATGAACGCTAAACAAGTAAAATCTGCTAATGTTCTCAACAGAGGATTTAACAGTTCTTACACAGGTGGTGACGGCTTAGAGCTTTTCTCTACAGCCCATGTTACTACTGGCGGAAATGTCAAGAATGAGCTAGCAACTGCTGCGGATCTTAACGAGACATCTCTTGAGCAAGCGTTAATTGATATTGCTGGAATGACCGATGATAGAGGATTAAAAATTTCTCTTAACGGCACAAAAATGATTATTCCAGTTAATCTTCAATTTACTGCTGAGAGACTGATGAAAACGTCTCAAAGAGTTGGCACTGCTGACAATGATGTTAATGCTATTAAGAGCATGGGAATGATCCCGCAAGGGTATGTAGTTAATAATTTCTTAACTGATACTGACGCGTGGTTCGTGAAAACTGATGCTCCTAACGGATTAAAACATTTCCAAAGAACACCTGTTTCCACTAAAATGGAAGGTGACTTCGAAACTGGTAACGTTAAATACAAAGCAAGGGAAAGATACAGCTTCGGCTGGTCTGACTGGCGCGGAATATTTGGCTCACCAGGAGCTTAATTAATACTTATGGGGCGGCTTGTCCGCCCCATTTCCTAGAAATAAACAGTTATGCAGACTGGCTAGGCAGACGGTATAGAGACTGTATGACGAAGGGTCTATACGACCAAGGAGAAAATTATGGCTAATACAAGCTTTAGCGGTCCGGTAAGATCAAAGACTGGCTTCAAGATTTATAGTGAAGCTTCGTCTACGGGTGTGGATGCTGATAGAACCGTTCATGATCTAGGGATCAAGGACACAAGACGATACTACTTAGAGGAGTATTTTGCCCTTCTACCAGGTATTAATGGAGATTTGGCTTCAACTACTGAATCTACAAACACACCTGTAAGTAGGCAATTTGAAATATTGGGAACTAACCACACATCGGCTCTCGCTACTTATGCTGCTACCGTTGCAGGTATGGCTATGACAACAGCGACAGCAGACCAAGACCGAATGATTGTAGCACCACACTTGGACACCAAGCAAGGAGCTTGGTCTGGGGTAAAGTGGGGCACTGAAAATCAGGTTCACTGGGAATGTTCAATTAGAACAAGTGCCGCAATCGACAACCAATGGATTTGGGCGGGATTGAAACTAACCAATGTTGTGGAACTCGCGACTGATGCTAACTCAGCGTTTTTTTCTTTTGGTACTGATGCGGATAATGCTGGTCAGGCATTTACTGACTTTACAAAATTGCATTTTTCTCACTCTATAGCAAATACTGATTACATCAGTCAATTGCCTATTACAGTGGCGGCAGATACAAATTATCATCTGAAAATTGTTTTTGACAGCGATAGAAAACTTACTATTTATGTAAATGGTATTCAGTATAATATTACAAGTACTTCTGGTTCTACTGGTGGTACAGCGGTAACAGCGGTACAACCTGGAACAGTGGCAACTAAGTCAGCGGCTATGACCGACGACATTGATTTGATTCCTTACATTGGAATTGAAAATTGCGATGCGGCAGCAGCAGTCTTGAATGTTCAATACGAAGCAATAAGTAGATTGATCTTCGAGTAAAATAAACTTTAATGGAGCGGGGGTGAAAGTCCCCTCTCTCCAATAGGAGGAAAAATGGCAGACGCAGTAACGAGTCAAACATTATCAGATGGCGATAGAATCGCTGTCGTAAAATACACAAACATATCGGATGGAACTGGAGAATCCTCAGTCAAAAAAGTGGACATATCTACTTTCGCGGCTAGTGTAACAACAGGAGCAACTCCCGCACGAGCTACTATCGAACAAGTTTGGTACGATATTGGTGGCATGCGCGTAGCTTTGGAATGGAACGCAACAACAAATGTTGTGGCAGCAGTTCTAGGCGGAAGTGCGGCAGCAGGAAATGTTTCAGGACATATGGATTTTAGATCATTCGGTGGTATTAAAAATACAGAAGCTTCCGGAGTTGATGGTGATATTGATTTAACAACTCATGGTCATACGGCGCATGATCATTACACGATTGTATTGCAATTAAGAAAATCATTCTAGGGGGTTTAAATGGCTTATTCAGGCACACAAACCTTTAATCTCTCAATAGATGAAATTATAGAGGAAGCACTAGAGCGTTGCCAATTGGAAGCGCGAAGTGGCTATGATCTAAAGACAGCAAAAAGATCCCTTAACCTTATGTTTGCAGAATGGGCGAACCGTGGATTGAATCTATGGACCGTTGCCTATGCCACGCAGACATTGACGGCTGGGACAAATTTCTACGGGGTTGACCAAAAGGTCGTGGACATTTTGGACGCGACAATCACAACTACAACTGATGCAACTGCAAATCTGGAAGGTGACAGCAGCACCACTGATGTTTCTGTTTCCAGAATTTCACGCGAAGAATTCATGAATCTTACCAGCAAGGAGAAATCATCAACTGGGGATGCAAGACCCACGCAGTGGGCATTGATTCCTGGAACGGTTACAACTGGAGGATCTTCCTCTAGTGGACGACCGCAGTATGACATGACCCTTTTCCTATATCCAAGTCCGGATAAGGCTTATATTTTTAAATATTTTTATATTGGCAGAATACAGGATGCCGGTGATTATATTAATAATGCCGATGTGCCCTTCTACTTTCTTCCATGTTTGACTGCGGGATTGGCTTACTATATAAGCTTAAAGAGGGCACCAATGTTAAGTGCAAACTTAAAAGCGGTGTATGATGAGGAATTTAAACGTGCTGCTGAAAATGACCGTGAACGAGTGTCGTTCAGGGTTGAACCGGCACAAGCGTACAGGCCATAGGAGGTAATATGGTTAAATGTGAAAAATGCGGTCGTGATTGTGATTGTGGAGACAAT